GCCAAGGTGACGGGCAGCTATGGCGAGCGATCGACCGGGGGAGTTCAGGAAGCCGGATTGCCTCGCACCGAAGCGCAGTGGCGAGCGCGGCAGATGTTTCGCCAGGCACGCGAGCAATGGCCCCAGGCGATGCGGGAACACATGGACAGGTTCCTGCTGGAGGACATTTACCCGAAGCTGTCGCACCGCGCCCGAGATCGGGACATAGCGCAGATGCGTAACGCTCTGGACCGGCTGGCGATGTATCTCAGGATGGTGTGAGAAAAAAACGCATTAAACTGCATTTTCCTGTTGCAAAACCGGGCCAATGGCCCTATATCGGTATCAACAGCAACGGGGCACTGCCCCACCAGACAAGGGAATGCTAAAATGACCTACCAGATCAACGACCGCATCAGCATCAACATCGCTTCGGCGCTGACCTCGAACGGTACGCTTTGCAGCGCTTGGGCTGGCGGCGAAGTTGTCGCCGTCACTGAAAAGGCGGTCAAGCTGATGGCTGTCACCGAGCGCGGCAAGGAAATTACCTGCTGGTTCCCGATCAAGGCTCTCAAGGCTTTCGGCGAGCCGCGCAGCAATCCCTTCGACAATCAAATTTCGCACTGCTGCACCCTTGCCCGCTGGCTCAAGCTCGACAACTGGGCGGCACGGTTTATTGACCTGAGCGGCGAGCGGCACACTTTGCGGGGGGCAGCATGACCCCTGCCACCTTCAAAGCCATCCGCAAGCGCTCTGGTCTATCGGCTAGGGCGCTTGCTGCCATGCTGCGCATCGGCGATGACAGGACCATCCGCCGCTATGAGACAGGCGAGCGCGCTGTGTCCGGCCCGGTGTCGATCCTGATGGAGATGCTTGACGCTGGCGAACTACCCGACAGGTATCGTTAGCCTATTGCGCAAGCGGAACTTTTCGTCTATGGAAACGGCAATGCTTAGAGCTGCGTCAATCGCACTCGCAAACAGTTAGGGCAAGCAACGCCGGAACTACTCGGAGCATCCCACGGGGTGCAACCTACGAGCCGGGGGCTTGCCCGTCCAATTAGGCCCCGGCCTTGCCACCCTCACCCGACGCAATCACACAGGCCCACTGGTAACAGCGGTTCGGCACTGAGCGCGTGGCAGAAATACGCAGGAGACTGCAACGAGGTGTGAGATGCTGACAGCGAAGCAAGAGGCGTTCGCTCAGTCGATCGCAGACGGGCTCAGTCAGTCTGACGCATACCGCGCCAATTACGCCGCTGGCAAGATGGCAGACAAGACCGTTTGGGAGAAAGCTTCGGCATTGGCCGCAGACGGCAAGGTAGCGGCAAGGATAGCGGAGCTACGCGAGGCCTTGGCCGCCAAGCAGCTTTGGACGCGGGAGCAGTCTGTCGCTGTTCTGCGAGACAAGGTCATAAACGCCAGTGAAAGCCCCAAAGCGGCGCTGGTGGCTGCGGTCAAGGAATTGAACGCGATGTACGGGTTCAACGAGCCTGCCAAGGTCGATATGACGCACAAGGGCATTGGCCGCATCGTTCTCGAAGCGGCGGATGACGACGGCCAGGGTTAAGCTCCCGAGGAAAATCCGGGATGCATTCATACCAGCGCGAGGTTCGGCTCAGTATCGGGCGCTGTACGGTGGGCGCGGCTCTGGCAAGTCTTTCAGCGCGGCCAAGATGGCGGCGATATGGGGGATGGTTGATCCGCTTCGCATCTTGTGCACGCGCGAATTGCAGGTCTCGATCAAAGAGAGTTTCCACGCTGAGCTGAAGGCGGCAATCGCAAGCGAGCCTTGGCTGGCAGCGCATTATAGCGTGGGCGTCGATTACATCAAAGGCGCGAACGGCACAGAGTTCATTTTCCGGGGGCTTCGGCACAACACAAGTGCCATAAAGTCCTTGGCCAAGATCGACCTTACCATCGTCGAAGAGGCGGAGGACGTACCAGAGGATAGCTGGCTGGCTCTTGAGGCCACCGTGTTCAGGCAGCCGCGCTCTGAGCTGTGGGCCATTTGGAACCCGCGCCTTGATGGCTCCCCAGTGGACAACAGGTTTCGCAAGACACCGCCTGCCAATGCGATTGTTGCCGAGGTCAACTTCTACGACAACCCGTTCTTTCCGCCCGGCCTCGATACGCTTCGCAGGCGTGAGCAGGAGCGATTGGACCCGGCGACATACGCCCACATCTGGCTTGGTGAATATCTTACCAACTCAGATGCGCAGGTTTTCGGCGGCAAGTGTCATGTGGAGACGTTTGAGCCTGAGCCTGATTGGGACGGGCCATATTACGGCGGCGACTTCGGATATAGCCAAGACCCTCTTGCGGCGGTTGAGGTATGGATTGGCGGCTCTGACATCTACATTCGACGGGAAGCCTACCGTGTCGGCGTAGAGAACGACGATATCGCAGCATTCGTGACCAAGCGGATTCCTGGGTTTGAGAGCGAAGTCAGTCGCTGGGATAATTCGCGGCCTGAAACGATCAGCTACATCAAGAGGCATGGGCTTCCTCGTGCTGAGTCTTGCGACAAATGGCCCGGAAGCGTTGAGGATGGGATCGCGCATTTGCGGTCCTACAAGCGGATCGTGATCCACCCCGATTGCCCGAACATGCAGAGCGAGGCGCGGCTGTACAGTTACAAGGTTGATCGCCTTTCTGGCGACGTGACCAGCAAGATCGTCGATGCACACAACCATGGATGGGACGCGGTTCGTTACGCGATCGGTCCCATGATTAAGGCGAAAGGATCAGTCGGCATGATCCTCCGAAAGAAGCATCGCGGATGAGCGGCAAGGCACTTCTGGCGAACGCTGCGCGCCGGATCGAAAACATGTTCCCTGGCTTCTTCCAAGAGGCAAAGCACAACCACTATCGGGATTTCGGTTACCCTGAGCATCTGACGTTCAACCAGCTCTATTCGATGTACCAGCGCAACGGCTTTGCCCGCGCTGGCGTCGATAAGACTGTAGGCAAGACATGGCAGGACAACCCGACGCTTTGGGAAAGTGCCACGCCAGCGGAAAGCCAGTTGGAGGCCGACATTCGGCAGCGTTTTGCCGATCTGCGCATCTGGCAGCGCCTGGCCGAGACTGACCGCCGCTCACTGGTTGGGGGTTATGCCGGTGCGATCCTGCGGTTTGCCGACAGCAAGCGGTTTCAGGAGTCGGTAGACAACGTGCCGGGCGGCCTGCTTGGTCTGGTTGAGGTTATCCCGGCATGGTCCGGGCAGTTGACTGTCGCGTCATGGGACACCGACGAGAGCAGCGAAAATTATGGTCAACCGACCATGTATGCGTTCAACGAGGCGCAGCTGCCCGGTTCGTCCAGCAACGCGACCACGGAGACGCGGACGCGCAGTTTCAACGTGCACCCTGACAGGGTCATCTTGTGGTCCAGTGACGGCACGGTTCACGCTGAATCGATCCTGTCGCCTGGCTACAACGATCTGCTCACGCTTGAAAAGGTATCGGGCGCAGGCGGCGAGGGCTTTTGGAAGAACGCCAAGAGCGCGCCGGTCCTGTCGATCGACAAGGACGCGCAGCTCGACCAGATGGCGAAGGCCATGGGCGTACCGCCTGACGAGGTGGCAGACGCCATGAACGAACAGGTAGGCGACTGGCAGAAAGGTTTCGACAAGCTGCTGATGTTGCAGGGCATGAAGGCCGAGACTCTTGGGATCACCCTGCCCCAGCCCGAAGAGTTCTTTAACATCGCGCTGCAAGGCTTCGCGGCTTCGATCAATATCCCGCTCAAGATCCTGGTCGGTAACCAGACTGGCGAACGTGCCAGCACCGAAGATGCTACCGATTGGGCGCAGACCAACATGGCACGGCGGACCAATAGTGTTCGACCGAACATTCTGGAGTTCACCAACCGTCTTGAGCGTGTGGGCATCCTGCCTGAGCGCGATTGGGAGCTTGGATGGACGGACCTGATGGAAAGCAGCACGGCTGAGAAGATCGAGCGTGCTGCAAAGATGGCGGAGATAAACCAGAAAATGGGGTTGGACGCACCGTTCCTGCCCGAAGAGGTCCGTGAAGTCGTCGGCTATCAACCGCTGTCAGAAGACGACAGGCCCACAGGAGGCTTAGCTTGAAAACTGTCCGAGTGAATGTCCGTTCCGTGGCCAATGTGGCTGCGGTTCGCACCGAGATGCGTAATGGCCGCAGTGTCATGGTCGTGCCCAGCGCCACCCTGCCCGACGATATCGTGATGAACGGCATTCGTTATCCGGCGGACGAGATTGCCAAGAGCTACGCCACGCTGAACCGAACCCCTGCGCCTTACGGGCACCCCAGAATCAACGGAAAGTTTGTATCGGCACGCGAGCCTGAGGGTATCAACCTGGGGTGGATCGGGGCGCACAATGAGAATGCACGCCGCGAGAATGGCCGCGTATTGCTCGACAAGGTGATTGATGTTGAGGTCGCCAACCGCACTGAGCAGGGGCGGGCTGTATTGGCTGCGATCAATGCTGGTGATCCTGTCCACACCAGCACCGGCTTGCTGTGCGAGCTTGAGCCTGTCGAGGGC